CGGTGTCGCCTACGCAACCCAGGAGTACGCGGGCCGGTTCTACCGAAACGACGCGACGCCTGGCGTCGTCTTGAAGCATCCGCAGAAGCTCTCCGCAGAAGCGGCCGGGCGACTGAAGGAGACCTGGAACTCCGCCTACGCCGGAAGCGGTAACGCTCGACGGACGGCGCTCCTCGAGGAGGGGATGTCAATCGAGCGGCTCTCGCTCTCGAACGACGACTCGCAGTTCCTACAGACGCGCGAGTTTCAACGATCCGAGATCGCGGGCTTATTCCGCGTTCCCCCGCACCTGATCGGCGATCTGTCGCGCGCGACGTTCTCGAACATCGAGCACCAGTCGCTCGACTTCCTGGGACATTGCATCGGCCCCTGGATGACGCGCTGGGAGCAGTCGATTTCGCGCGATCTGATCACGGCGCCGAACACTTACTTCTCGAAGCTCTCACCGGAGGCGCTCCTGCGCGGCGATCTGAAGTCGCGCTACGACGCCTACGCGATCGGCCGGAACTGGGGATGGCTCTCTGTGAACGACGTCCGTCGTCTCGAGGACATGAACCCGATCGACGAGGGCGAGGTGTATCTGCAACCGCTCAACATGACCGCGGCAGGAATGCCGCCGAATTCAGACGTCGCGCCGACCGGCGCGGCATGAGGACAACGACAATGGAAACGAAACGACTAAAGGTCGTCGCCGAGATCAAGGCGGTCGACGACTCCGGAGTGATTGAGGGCTACGGCTCGGTCTTCGGCAACCTCGACAGCTACAGCGACGTCGTCGCGCCTGGCGCGTTCGCGAAGTCGCTCGAGGAGGCGAAGGCCTCCGGCCGGATGCCTGCGATGCTCTGGCAGCACAACCCAGAAGAGCCGATCGGTGTCTGGACGGAAATGCGCGAGGACGATCGCGGGCTCTTCGTAAAGGGCAAGCTCGCCGACACGCAGCGCGGCAACGAGGCGCGCGAACTGATCAAGCTCGGCGCGCTGACCGGGCTCTCGATCGGATACACGACGCGCTCATACCAGGTCGACCGCGAGCAGGACTCGCGAATTCTGACCGACGTTCAGCTCTGGGAAGTTTCGCCGGTCACATTCCCGGCCAATTCCGAGGCCCGGATCACGGGCGTCAAAGCGAGCGACATCAGCTCGCCCAAAGATTTCGAGAGGTTCCTGCGTGACGCCGGATTCTCTCGCAAAGAGGCCAAGCAAATTACAGCGCATGGCTTCGGTGACTCGGCTCTGTGTGACGCAGAGATCGAGGACACAGCAGAGAACGACCTCGCCGATCACATCAAGCGAACGGTCGAGGAGCTCATCGCAAAGTGAGCGGAACCATTTAGTCATCAATTCTTTTTGAGGTAATCAAAATGTCTATCGAAGTGAAGAGCGCCGTCGATGCGCTCGCCAAGGTGGTCACCGACGAGCGCTCCGCTCGTGAGGTGTTCGAGAAGCGTTCGGATAGCGAGCGCCGCGAGTTCGAGGCCAAGGCCGACGCAGAGTTCGCCAAGGTTCAGAAGTCGCTCGAGGAAGTGAACGTCAAGCTCGGCCGCATCACGGTCGCGGGCGCTGGCGAGGGCAAGAAGGACGACGAGCACAAGTCAGCCTTCGTGAACTACATCCGCAACCCGCGCGACCAGAAGTCGATCGCGGCTCTCCAGGATGCCGAGCGCAAGGCGGTCTACACGACCGGCAGCGGCGGCTCGGCGGCGGGCGGCTACGCTGTCCCCGAGGAGCTGTCTCGCTCGATCATCACGCAGCTCACCAACATCTCGCCGATGCGTCAGGTGGCAAACGTGGTGACCGCGTCGAGCCCGGACTACAAGATCCTGGTCGACGTGCTCGGCACCGGCACCGCCTGGGCGGGTGAGAACGGCACGCGCTCGGAGAGCAACACGCCGAGCCTCGGCGAAGTGGCTCCGACGTTCGGCACGCTCTACGCCTACCCGAAGGCCTCGGAAGAGTCGCTCAACGACATCTTCTTCGATGTCCAGGGCTGGCTGACGAACTCGGTGTCGGTGGCTTTCGCCGCCGCCGAAGGCGTTGCCTTCACGACGGGCAACGGCACCAACAAGCCGACCGGCATCATGGCCGCGACGAAGAGCACCTCGGACGACGCCTCCCTGGCGTTCGGCTCGGTGCAGTACGTCGCGACCGGCGCTGCGGCTGGCTTCCCGGCGCTGTCGCTGACCTCGCCTGTGGCCTACCCGGCTGACAAGCTCGTCGATCTCGTCCACAAGCTGAAGGCGGGCTACCGCGCGAATGCTCGCTGGATGATGAACAAGGCGACCCTGGCGGTCGTTCGCAAGTTCAAGGACTCGGAAGCGAACTACCTCTGGCAACCGGGCATCGCTGCCGGGATGCCGTCAAGCCTCCTCGGCTACGCTGTGGTCGAGAACGAGGACATGGCGGACATCGGCGCGAACGCCTTCCCGATCGCCTTCGGTGACTTCCGCGCGGCCTACACGATCGTCGACCTCGTCGGCCTCCGTGTGACGCTCGATGAAGTTACAACTCCGGGCCAGGTAAAGTGGATTTTCCGGAAGCGAGTGGGCGGCAAGCTCGCCGACAACCAGGCGGTCAAGGTCATCAAGTGCGCGACGACTTGATCTGACTGACGACAGGAGAGCGGGGCGGGAGGGCAACCTCCCGCTCCGTTTCTTTCAATGAAAGCAATCTGCAAGATTCCCTTCCGCGGTGTCCCCGACGGGGCGCACCAGGTCCGATCGTTCAACGTCGGCGACGAGCTCGAGGGCGAGCTCGCCGAGGTGGCGGTCATCAATGGATGGGCAGCTCGAGACGGAGCTCCCGGTCCTACAGAAACCCAGGCGCTCGGCGGTGCGCCGGAACCCTTTCGCGAGACTGCGGGGCCGTCCCTGCGTCGTCGTCGCGAGCGGGCCTAGTCTTACCGCAGAGGACGTCGACTACTGTCGCGAACGCGCGGCGGTGATTGTCGTCAACGACAATTACAAGCTCGCACCCTGGGCCGACGTGCTCTATGCCGCGGACCCGGAATGGTGGGATCTCCACCAGGGCGCGGCGAGCTTCAACGGTTTACGAGTAACGCAGGACGCCGGAGCCGCTAGACGGTGGCGCCTGCATTACATCGAGAGCGTCGACCGGCAGGGCTTCTCGCTCGAGCCTGGTCGAATACATCGCGGCGACAACTCGGGCTTCCAGGCGGTGAACCTTGCCGTCCTGGCGAGCTGCTCGCCGATCGTGCTGCTCGGCTTCGATATGAAGATGGGGGCGAAGAGACATTGGTTCGGGGATCATCCGGGCGCGCTGAACAAGGCGTCGCCCTATCAGATGTTCGCGTCGGCCTTCAACGAGGCCTCGCAGCAACATCCGGACCTCGAGATCTTCAACGCAACGCGCGACACGGCGCTCGAGTGTTATCCGAGAGTAGAACTGCGCGCGGTGATCTGACGGTCGCCTGTGTTCTCCGCTCCGGCGGGGACTACGGGATCGACTACGTCGAGCGCCTTCACCAGGGCGTCACCGCGCACCTCTCGCTCCCGCACCGATTCGTGTGTCTTTCGGACGTCGAGGTTCCGTGCGACCGGGTTCCGATCCTGCGGTCCTGGTCGGGATGGTGGTCGAAGCTCGAGCTCTTTGAATGGTTCACCGGGCCGACGCTGTACTTCGACCTGGACACCGTAATCGTCGGCTCGATCGACGATATCGCCAACTACCCGCACCAGTTCTCGATGCTCTCCGACTTTGGTCGGCCGTCGAGCTGCGCGTCGGGCGTGATGGCCTGGTGCGGAGACTTCTCAAACATCGCGCTCGAGTTCAGCAAGGAGCGCGCTGCGGATTACCTGGAACCGACCCGATGGGGCGACCAGGCCTGGATCTCGGAGACGGTCGGCCTCGAGCCGGACCGCCTCCAGGAGTTATTCCCGAGACAGATCGTCTCGCGAAAGTTTGGCGCTCGATGGCCTGGCGAAGAGCGCGTGGTTTGTTTTCACGGTGTCCCGAGGCCGCGGGATGTCAACTGGACAGTCTAGGAGATTGACAAATGTCAAAGGGCAACACATTCGAGAATGACTTGATGAAGCTGTTTTTCCAGGGTACGGCGATTGCCAACCTGGCAGACAACGCGGCGAGCTCGCCGAACACGAACCTCTACGTCTCGCTGCACACCGCCGATCCTGGCGAGGCAGGCGACCAGACGACGAGCGAGGCAAGCTACACCGGCTACGCTCGAGTCGCCGTCGCGCGCACCTCGGGCGGCTGGACCGTGACGAACAACTCCGTCACGAACGCCGCAGCGATCACCTTCCCGCAATGCACCGGGGGCTCAAACACGATCTCCCACTTCGCGGTCGGTACGGCCTCGAGCGGCGCAGGGAAGATTCTCTACAAGGGCGCGCTCACCGCGTCGCTCGCCGTGTCGAACTTGATCATCCCGGAATTCGCCTCGAGCACCC